GGCAAACCCGATCCTTGGATCGAGGTTATGAAATGGGCTATTGCCTCTTTTACCGGCTACTATTATTGTAGCACAATATGCCCTGTTCCATCTGATTTTAAACAACCTGACCTAATATGTAAAAAACTTTTATACGGTTCTGCTCATGGCTTTGCAAGGAAAATTCTTGGCCGTGCCAACCATTCAGTCCGCCATAATGACGAGGCTATAATGATCGGGATGAGCTTCTTAACCTCCCTAGCACAGGGAGTTAAGGGTGCTTGTCCCCGACCGGGGACTGACCGTATAGATTTATCCGTTCATGACACAATTCAAGCTCTGTTCTCTGACCCCGTGTTGACGGAGCCGACGGAAAATCCCGAATTACTCACTTCCCCCTTCATTCAAGTTGGGAAGTTTCCTCAGCGCACTGATAACCCCACTTGCGACTCCACTCCGATACGGTACCTCGATGGGACAAAGCCCATCGTATCGTATTTACCTTATTTAAAAAGGAATAATTGGAGCAGGGAAGCAGGTGTGCAAGTTATCAAGCAGGAAATAAGACGTAGAGTTAAAGAGTTATTCGGAAAGAAGCGGAAATCTTTTGAAAAATTTATGGCTAATGACGCAGCCTTCTATCCATCAACTTCCGCAAATTATGTGAATAGTCGTGATAAGGGTGGTTCTGTAACATCAATTAAATCCCACCCTGTCCTATCGAAAATTCTCTCTATACCGCGTACAATGAGCAAAATAAATTCTTTTAGAATGTTATTAAGGGGTTTTTACCCCGTTTTGGCTCAACTCCCAGACGTTTTGATATTAGAGGTAGTTATACCCTTTTTAGATCTTGACGTCATCGCCTATCATATAGGCGCTTCTTTTAGTTTATCGTTGCGTGGCGCTATTGGTCTCAAACCATTTCGAGATCAAGAAGACGGCACTCGTGGCTTATGCTACGATGATGTGCCGATTCGCCAAGATATAAAAGTTGCAACTGAAGTAGCTCGTGGTAAAGCACTCATTGAACCAAATGAAATTAGACCAGTTGGTCTAGCTGAATCGTTAAAAGTTAGAGTCATTACTGCCTCACCTCCTCTTAGGACCTTTGCCTTGAAACCTTTACAAAATTTCTTATTTAAGGTTTTATCAAAGCATCGGACCTTCAAGTTGATAGGGCAGCCTGTGACTGACGAGTATATGACAAATATACTCGGC